TAGCATTTCAATACGCATTAAAAACTTGTAGTCGCCGCCTGACGCTGCACTACTTTGTTCAAAGAAGTCGAATTGTTTTTGCATTTGTTCACCAACTAGTTTTGAAACTTGTCCTGTTACGTCATCACGTAACTTAACAACCATTTCACTCCATGCTGGACGGCCTGCATAGTTAATTGTTGAGTTGTAAACCATAATTTTCTGGTTTTCAAAAGTAACTTGCGGGCGAGCTGCATCTTGAACTTGCTTGGTTAATTCTGTTGTTGGTGTTGATGTGCCAAAGTTTTCAAACATCACTCTAAAGCGATATTTTAACTTGGGCATCAACATACCTTGAGCACTAGCTGATTGATCAGTTGCTAAAGGTACTGTGAATTTTGATAAACTTGCGATTGCCATTTTGTATGCTCCGTTATTATTATGCTAGGCCTTTGATTTCGCCAGTGTTCTTCAAGCGTAGTGGAATGTAAATAAATTCAACTGCTTTAACTGGTTCAATCGCAACGTCTAGATATAGTTCGTTTCTGTCAATACGTGCTGGAGTATTGTTGCTTGTATCACAAACTACAATGTAGTCGTATAGAGCACGTTGTCCTACTAACTCGAGCAATAGACTTTCTGCTGCACCTTTTAACTCGTCTCGTGTAATCTTGTCATTTGGTTCAAACACATATGGTTTTGCCAATAGTGAAAATTGACGACGTAGATAAATTACTAAACGAGCTACATTAATACGATCCAATGCACTAGCGTTTCTAGCACGAGTATATTGTCCGTAGTTAACAAGTCCTGTTCCTGTAATGAATGTAATTGGATTAATCTTACTATCAGCAAGTGTATCGCGCTGTCCAGTATTCAATGATACTGACTGGAATTCGCCTTCGCTAGTAATATATCCAACTGCTGATGCATTAGTAATACCACCACGGCGTGTTCCAGCTGGAGCGAACCATGGATAACTAACTTGGTCATTTAATGCAATAGTGCGTAAAATCATATGGCTTGGTGGAACAACGATGTTGTTTCCAATGTTGTCACTTGTGTAACCCCATGGATAAAATACACCAAAGTATTCGTCACTGCTTACTAAGCCGTCATCGTTATCTTCTACTGCGCCTGCAACGTTTTTACCCCAGTTATTCAATGTAGTAGCATCTGGTGTTAAACGAGCTGGAGTATCACCAACTACAAAAGATGTTAATCCGCGATCGTAGTTTAAATTAATCATTTCTCCAATTAGCTCTGGATATCCTGGACAAGCAATTAAGTTAAACACACGCGATTCTTCATCACGCATTTCTTGATTACTATTTACTAATGCTTGTAGTGCTTGAATAACAACTTTACGTTGAGCTTTGCGGCCAAATGTTCCAGCGCCATTAACTTGATTTCCAGACTCAGTAACCCAACGATGTGGATAATACGGATCTACAATGCCGTCACCGCCCATTGCTTCATCGTTGTATCTAGTGTTGTCTGCATTTAAATCAATGTAGTCACGTACAAAACGTTTTACGTTAAACCCTGAACGACGTAAATTCCACAACAACATACCTTGTGGATACAAATCAGGATCTGGAGCATCTGGGTCTAAGAAATCACTTGTTAGCAATGTTTCGATGCTTGCAGGATCAACTGCATCACCAGAAGCTGCCCAACGTGCATCTGCAAAAATAATTCCGTCTTCAGTTGTTTGATCTGCTGTGTCAATTAGTACCCATTTTTTAGTGCTGTCAATCCACTTGTAAATTGTTGGATAGTTTTCTAAGTCACTAGTGTCAATCCATAAATCTCGGTCAGCAAGATTAGCACCGTCTGAACGGTCGCCATTAACTGGGCGAGTAGCTCTTACAATAGGACCCATAGGATCTGTACTTGGGTATAATGAACGATAGCCAACCCATGTAGTGCCATTGTGAACCATAATGTCTACTTCGTCGACCATTGAACTGTACCATAACTGCTCTGCAACTGGCTCTGTTGTTGGAGCATCGGCACTTGCTGTTATAGCATTAAATGGAGTCCAATTGCTGGCTACAAATTTATCACCGGCCGAGCCTTGGTTTGGCCAGTCATAGAAGTTTAAAGTACCAGTTAAACCGTTCCACACTGGGCCAAATAAGTCAGCAACTACAGTTCCGTTAGAATCTTGTAAGTATATTTCGCCGCCATCTAAATGCTTAAGAACTAAGCGGCCTTCAACGTTTTCTGCTGTAATTCTTGTTGTGTATGCAACTCTTGTAAGACCTGAAGGGATTGTAGAATTTTGTTGTACTGCATTTAACAACTTTGTAATAATTTCATTAACAGTATCGTTTTGTGCAACAGTGAAACTAATTGGGTCTCCGTCAAAATCTAATGTTGAAAATGATTGTCCTTTAACTGACTCACCAATTGTAACAATTTTTCCATTGTTTCCTACACTAACCGCAGTAAATGTTGAGCTAGATGTGATTCTTGTTGCGCCGGATACTTTTCTAGTTTGAATTCTAAAATCAGCGATTGGTCTTGTTTCGCTTTCTTCTAAGTTATATTTTACGTACAATGCGCCTTGAGCTAGGTTAATGCCGCCGCCTGCTGTGTCTAATCCTTTCAATGCAGCCGCTGAATTTGGATACAACGGTGCTGTTTTTTCCTCCCAGGCTTTAGTTGTTGAATTATAAACTTTAACTCTCCAACGAGAACCTAAATTAGGTTCAGTTGTTTTGATCCATACAGAACCAGTTGCACTGTTATTGTTATATGTAGTTAAAGTACGCTTCCACTGTGGTACGCTAGTATGTGCGCTAATTTGTAATGCTGGTGCTTTGTAAGTTCCAGCTACAACACCTAGTGCTGCACACAATGTACCTGATACAATAACATCATCGCCAGTTGAGTATAATTCTAATCTACCATTAATAACTGCGGCTGTAACACCTGGAATGATAGCTGAATTATTATCAGCATCAGGATCACCGTCAACCCCTGCATTAATGTCTGCTACTAGTGTATCTATATTGATATGACCTGTAACAGTTGTTCCGTTGATTATGATAGAATCACCGGATGCTAGTGTTGGATTTGCTGCAGTACCTTGCACAGTAGGCCAACTTGCTGACCATGCTTCGCTTCCTACTTTTACCCATGTTCCGCTATCTGTATCTGTTTTTGATTTTTTAAACCATAATGAATAAACTTGGCTAGTTGCTACTACTGCATAATCGCCAGATTGTCCAATATTTGCTTTAGGCGCACCTGATTCTACTTGTGCTGAATCTGTAATTACAGTTGGTATTTTATTTCCAAATGTTTGTCCACTTGTAGTAGTTGCTAATCCGCCGTTCCATTGAAAAATACCAAACTTAGTGCTCGATGAATCAAACCAATACGTTCCGTTTTCAGGATCACCAGTTGGTGCAACTGATGTTGCTTCTAACTGTGCTAAGTCAAGATCTGCACGTACTACATACGCACGATTACTTACACCTAAATAACTGTAAGCTGTTTGGAGGCCATATTCGTTTTGCTCTCCAGCGTGTATTGGGTTGTTGTTTGCATCAGTTTTAAAGACAGGGGTACCAAATGTATCTGCCAAGTCTTTTTGACTTGTTAGCAAATATACTTTTCCAGCATTTGCTTGTGTAGTACCTTGTGCTGTGCCAGTGCCTGAACCATTTGCTTTGTCTTGTTCAGATGCGACGATAATTAAAGGGGTTGTTCCAGGAGCTGCACTAGTATAGAAACTTTCGTCTATAACTGATACGCTTACGCCTGGTGAACTTAATTGGGCCATGTTGTAATCTCCGTGAATACTATTCCTAATTGTATTTAGTGCTTTTTGGCTTTTTATACTTGTAATACACTCTGAAAAAGGGACGGAAAAGGCTTAAATAAAATATGAGACCATTATGTTCGTGTGGATATAGACCAGCTGCCGTTAACTATGTTAAAAACGGTAGAACCTACTATAGAAAATTATGTGAGGCTTGCCTTAAAGGTGGCAAATATGCTGGAATTGCACGATGGCATCGTGCTGGCTATAAAATGAAAAACACCTGCGATAAGTGTGGGTTTAAAAGCCTTTACTCAGAGGTGTTTAATGTGTTTCATGTGGACGGCGATCTAAACAACTGCCGACACACTAATCTCAAGACGGTATGTTCAAATTGTCAAAGACTGCTTCACCGTGAGGGTGTGAAGTGGAAGCAAGGTGATCTTGTACCAGACCTCTAACTTGGGCAAACAGGTCGTCAATACTGCCATTGTTATCTAGCACAGCGTCAAACTTAGTTCCTACCCATGCTGTTTCACTAGCATGGATGCCTAGTTTTTCAAGTCTGCTACGGCTTGTAGACCATGAAAAATTACCGTTTTCTCCTCGGTTAGCATTGATAGCATCTTCGTACCATTCAGGTTCTTCGCCACGGACAACACGTACTACAATTCCGCCTGCGTCTTTAATTGACTTAATTTCGTTAGGAAAACGACAATCTGATATTACTACATCATCTCGACTGTTGCGGAGTTTATTTTCTAGACTTGCAATCCAAATATCATCATGGAATCCTCTTCGGCAAACTTCAGTGCCCCAATATTGTAGCACCCAACGAGGAGTCAAATTAGGCATGTTCAAACGTTCTGCCCACCACGGATCTACTTGTTCGCGCCATTCACGAGCTTGTTTTGTACGACCTTCTAACATTGTTCTGTCCCAACCAAACACGTTAGCTACGGCATCTTTAAGGGTATTGGCGAATGATTCTCGTCGGAATTCATGGAAGTTAGTTAAGTAATCGGCAATAGTATCTTTGCCAGAACCAATAAAACCGCATACGCCAATAATCATAGAAGTCTCCTAGTGAGCCACTAGTATATAACAGTTTTATTACAAGGTCAAGAGATTTTTAACCAATTACAAATGTTAACGGTGTACCGCCAGGAACATAATCGTATATTTCTTTTTCGAGTTTTTCAACTTCCTTGTCTCCTTCTGCTTTTAATGCTGCGCCGTTAAGTTGAATACCCGATCCTCCTGGGCCTGCAATATTTCCAAATTTGCTACGAGCTTCACCTAGCATTAATTTACATACTGCAAGAGTATAGTCGTATAGCCACTGTTTTGCATATATGTCTTGTAGTAATACAAAATCAGGACGATAGTTGTGTGTTCTTAATAGAACTTGTTCACCTTGTGCAAACGGACGTTGCAATACTGTTAGCATATGATTACTTTGACGCCATTTGAATTCAATGTATGCGCCAAACATACGTCCTACTAATTTTTGGTATCCAGCAAATAGTTCGTATGTTGCTAATCCGCCCATCATAGAACCTGATAGCAAATAACTGTTTGTATAGGCCAAGTTGAACGGCTCAAACAACGTGCCGCCTGCTCCATTGCCACTGCGTGAACCTACTGCCCGTCTAAAAATACTTTGAACTTCTATAATTTCGTTTGGCAATCTATACTCATTTACGTCTTGTTGTAGTTCTAGAAACATGTAACTTTCTTCTACAGCATTGCTACTACGCTGGCGGAATTTATTAAGTGCTCGGTCTAACGCTATTTCGTAGTGTTTAGGATCAAGTTCCACTTCAACCATACCATCAGCCAGCATTGTTTTAACGTAATCAAATGCTTTATTACGCTCTAATGTACTGTCGGATTCGCCTGGATTTGTTGGGTAAATATCTGCCATTATAAGTTCTCCTAGTATATTTATCTTACGATAAATATCATTATGCCACGTTTATCATTATACAAACCCGAAAGAGGGCAAGATTACAAGTTCATGGATCGTCAAATTTCTGAGATGTTTCAGGTTGGCGGCACGGATGTGTACTTGCACAAGTACCTAGGCCCTAAAATAGCCACAGAAGGTACCGCAGATCAGCCTATATACGATGCTGTGAAAGAAACAAATATTCAAGATTTGTTATTTTTAGAAAATCGCGATAGGAAATACAGCGAAGAAATTTACAGAATTCGCGGTATTTACAATGTACAAAACATTGACTTTAACCTAAGCCAGTTTGGTCTGTTTATTGACAATGACACAATTTACATGACTGTTCATATTAACGATTTTGTTAATTACATTGGCAGAAAACCCCTAAGTGGTGACGTGTTAGAATTACCACATTTACGTGATAATTTTGCGTTAAACGAATACGAAATTGGCCTGCCACGATATTATGTTATTGAAGATGTGGGTCGTGCTAGCGAAGGTTTTAGTGCGACTTGGTATCCACACTTGTATAGATTGCGTCTTAAAAAGATTACAGATGCTCAACAATTTGCTGACATCCTTGATAAACCAGCAATTGATGCCAACGGCAATCCTATTGATAAAACACTACGTGATATTTTAAGTACTCGTGGTGCTGAACTACAAATCAACGATGCTGTAATACTACAAGCAGAAGCAGACTCTCCAAAAAGCGGTTACGAAACTCGTCAGTTTTATACGTTAGCCGTGGATGAGCAAGGTAAAACTACTCTTAATACTTCTGATACTGACACACTCGACGCAAGTATAACTTCAATCACTGCATTAGAGTCTAATAAACGACCTGTTAGAACTGGTTATACAGGATTTTTAGTTGGCGATGGATTTCCGCAAAACGGATACGACTTTGGACACGGTATTCAGTTTCCAGAAACAGCAGGCCCAGATGATTTCTTTTTGCGTACAGATTTTATGCCCAATAGACTATTCCGCTTTGACGGAGCACGTTGGATTAAAGTAGAAGATGCAGTACGTATGAATATGACTAACAACGATACTCGTCAAACACATACTACAGGATTTATCAATAACACAACTTATATCTATAACGAAGCAGTTGGAATCGATTGGCTGAAGCTTCCTCCTCCAATTATTCCGCCAGCAACATCTATTCCAGTAAATTACAACTATGTGTTCGATACACCTATTGATTATCAAGAATCATTATATGTTGTCTTTAAATTAGAAACAGTAGAAATAGTATACGTAGTTGAAGAAAATAGTGGTATCATTTCCAACAATGCTGGTAAAGTAAGAATTACACTTCCAGAATTTTCTGATGGTTATTTTACAGTTGGAAAATCTTATAAAATTACAAGTTTAGGAAATACAGATTTCACATTGCTTGGTGCAACTTCTAATACTGTAGGAACTACTTTTGTTGCTACAAATTCTGGTAATATTAATAATACAGGAACAGCTTCAGAATTTTTACCATATGACGGATTATGGAAACTAAGTCTATGCAACAACAGAGAAGCACAACGACAAAGTTTATCAAAAGCTCTTAGACCAAAGGCAGATTTATAATGCAACATTTTTATGACGGACAAATTAGACGTTATATTACACAGACTATTCGTGTATTAAGTAACTTTACAGTACGATACGGTGACGGTACATTAGTACGTGTACCAGTTATGTACGGAGATGCTGACAGACAAGCTGCTAGTATTATTCGTCAAAACAGTGAAAACAAAATCAATAGTGTTCCACGTATGAGTGTTTACATTAGCGGATTAGAATTAGATAGAAATAGACTAGGAGACCCTAGCTATGTTGGAAAAGTTCATGTGCGTGAGCGCGAAATTAATAATGCAGATCCTGACAATCCTGTATACACTACTGGGCAAGGGCGTAACTATACTGTAGAACGTTTAATGCCAACTCCATTTAAGTTGTCTTTAAAATGTGATATATGGACTGCAAACACTGAGCAAAAATTACAATTAATGGAGCAAATTCTAGTACTGTTTAATCCAAGTTTAGAATTACAAACAACAGACAATTATATTGACTGGACTAGTCTTACTATTTTAAATTTAGGACAAGTTAATTGGTCAAGCCGTACAGTTCCTATTGGAAACGACAGTCCTATCGATATCGCGTCATTGAATTTCGATACTCCAATTTGGATCAGTCCACCAGTTAAAGTTAAACATCTTGGTGTTATTACTAAAATTATTACTAGTCTTTATGACGGCGCAACTATAGATAAGAATACTTACATAGAAGGTCTAGGACAACCGCTTGCTGGTGCTGAAGTTACTATGGGTCAACTGCTTACTCGCGATGTTGTAACTATTACAGACTACAATATTCAAGTATATAACAATCAAGCAATACTATTACAAAAATCTGAAAGTAGTATTCCACGTGAACCCACATTAGATATTCCAGTACGTCAAGGAACTCCAATTGAATGGCAAGCAGTATTTGACCAGTATCCTGGAAAATATACAGCAGGGTCTAGTAGTTTGTATCTTGTTCAACCTAACGGCACAGAAGTAGTTGGTACTGTTGCTATTAGTCCGTTAGATCCAACAATATTAACAGTTTCGTGGGACACCGACACCCGTCCACAAGACATGCTCATCGACTCTAACGGATATATGTTAGGCGATATGGGATTTAATCAAGCAACTGCTCGAGGAAAATTTGATGCTATTATTGATCCACAAAAAGTATATCCAGGACACGGTATGCAAGACGTTAATGCAGGTGATAGATTTTTAATCATCGAAGACATCGGATCTGAAATTAATGATGACGGACCAGATGCTTGGAAATCCACACTGGGTGCTGATTTTATTGCTCGAGCTAATGATATTATCGAGTGGTCTGGAACGGCTTGGAATGTAATATTTGATTCTGCTCAAGAACCTGACACTATGATCTGGCAAACGAATATATATACAGGAGTACAGTATGTATGGAATGGCGTATTTTGGGCCAAATCGTTTGAAGGTGAATATAAGGCAGGTGCATGGAGACTAGATCTTTAACAGATAAAATTGTTTGTAGCGGAGCATTATTCTACGCTAAATCAACACGGAGATTTTTAATGTTACAAAAATCTCAAGGCAAACATACAGGCACTTGGGGACTTGTTGGGGGGACAAACTTACAACACGAAAATCCGTGGCAAGGTTTACAGCGTGAAGTTCAAGAAGAAATAGGATTTTCGCCAGTAATAATCAAAACAATTCCGTTAGAAACATTTGTTAGTAACGACAAAGTTTTTAATTTTCACACATATTTGTGTGTAATACAAGATGAATTTATTCCTGTACTAAGTGATGAGCATTGTGCTTGGGCATGGTCAACTATTGATTACGCACCAAAGCCCTTACACCAGGGGCTTCGTAATAGTTTTTCAAACAAAACAATTCGTACTAAATTACAAACTGTATTTGATATAGTCGATTTAATATAATACCAATTATTTAAAAGTTGCTACAAAAACTGTTCTTCTTGTACCCGGCGGCGGGAATAATTGAGCGTGATATAATCCTGGAAACAACAAATAACTGTACTTGATACAATTAGATTTGTATGCTATAGTTTTTTGATCATTTTCAAAAATAAGTGTTCCTGCATTGTCGACGGACGACAAATATACTATGCAATTCATGTGATCAAATTCATGATCTACGTGTACTGTTCCAGTTGTATCATTATTTGCAAATGTTGTGTTTAGAGATGCCCTAAGAATTTCAGAACATGTAACATCGTTGTCTATGCAGATTTTTTTTAAGATTTCTACAAAAAAAAGTGTGTGAGGAGAATTAATTTCTAAATTTTTTTTATCTTCTATCCTATGAATTAGCACATGTGAAAAGTAATTTTTTTGATCTGCATATACAGAATCTTCACTAAAAAACCAAGGAATATTATTAGATAAAATATTTTTATCAATATAGTTTTTTTGATCCGTAGTTAAAACCAAACTGTTTTCTATAATAGTATTAGACATAGTTAAATGTAAGAACTACTCTTCGATCATGACTACTAGGGCTAGAACTGGCGTGATAATATAATCCGTCAAATACAAATATTTTGTTTTCTTCCGGGTTTGTTTTTGTTAAGATTGTATTTTTTTTAGATCTTACAAAATTATCATAATTTTTTTTATCTAGATTAGTATCGTATTTTTCATCATACAAAAAAGTTTCACCATCTGTGTTGTTAAGATATAGTAAACCTGTATAATGAGGGAATGAAAAATCTATGTGTGGAGTGTGTACTACTTGACTTGGTGTACTAGTTATAAGTCCTAATCGTAATCTTAAAAGAGAATTAATTTTAACGTCAGTTGTAGCCATACATTCTGTAACTAATTCAGCAAGGTCTTTTCCTATAAACGAATAGCCATCTTCGTAATGAAATGCACTATGAAAAAAACTAAAGTTAGTTTCAGCTGATGAATTGTTTATTGTTGTGCCAGTATAAAACCACGGAAAAGAATCTGATAAAATAAAATCTTGTATTTTATTAAATTTATCTCTTGGTGTAGCTTCTTTGATTTCTAAAAAATCTTTCATTCTATAAATTCAATCCATGTAGTAATTATATATTTTTCATCTTTAAGAGGAGGATTTCCCCTGTGGGTATGAGTCCAATCTGAAGGGCATATTATCATTCTGCCCTTACGCGGAGCAATCCTTAAAGACTGATATAAAAATTCTGTTTCTCCGCCTTCATCTAAATCATTAAGATATAAAATAACCAAGGCAATTCTGTTACCTGTTTTTATACAATCGTTTTCACAATGCCACACGTGATACCCTTGGCTTTTTTCAGTTTTTTGTATTTTAATCGAACCTGAAATTGCATGTTTTCCCAAGTCGTTAAACACCCCAAATTTATCTGCATACAAATTATAACAAGACCAAACTGCTGTTTTTAAATTTTCAAATATCCAACTGTCTGCTGAAGAAATTATATCTTCAACTTGCGGGTTAGCAAATCCAGAAGTACCAGATAAAAAATAGTTGTCTGTATCTTTTTGGCTTTTTTTAATTTGAGGATTTATCTGTTGTCTAGACATACTTAACTTTGAGGACTGCACTAATTCAAAGTGTTCAATTATGCGTTGACAATCGTTATCATCAATGACATTGTCAAAAATGCCAATAAAGTTTTCAAATTGATAGTTAGGTATAGTACTCATATTAGTATTTAAAAGGACAGGACATTTTCTCTATTTTTTTTGTAAGCGATTTTTTCTTATCATATTCTTTAATTTCGTCATCGACATCTCTTTTTAAAACTAGATCTTGAATAGCAAATAATCGTTTGTATTCATTATCAGAAATCAAATGATTTTTTATTACAACACGTTTTTCAGTCATAGGGTGTAACATTACTAAAGGTTCTAATGGTTCAACAGTTATTGATAAAGGTTCAATTGGCTGAATCATTAAAAAATTAATAGCAACATGGTGCTGATATTTAAAATCTATTACTCCTGGAAGGGCTGATAGATAGGACATAGACTCTCTAGTATTCCAAGCAGGATGACTCCATACAAATTTTATATCTTCTTTAGTTCTAAAGGCCCACGGGGACATTATCTTTAGATTTTTTCCATCGTGTTGAGTAAACTTATCAAACTGATAATGATTATGTGATTTAGTTATATCCACATTGTCGTTTGAATATTTTATTCCTATTTCTTTTCCGTCCGGACCATCTTCACCAAAGAAGCTAATTTCCATTTCAAACCAAGAAGGGATCACAATACCATGTTTATAGTAATCTTTAAAGGCTTTGCAATTTTTAATAGTAGCCCACCCTTCTTGTACTTTAGGTGTATTTTTCCACCAGTCTGGTATAAAATGTACAGCATTATTAATTTTAGCGGTATCATATACTGTTCCCACATTTGTGAAACAATCTAAAATAACTTCGCTTTTTTTAATAAAAATATCAAACATACTAGCGTTCACTTATGTTAAATGCAATTGAGATTCTGTCTTCGTTTGAAGAATTTGGAAGAGTAAAGTGTGGCACCCAGGAAGGAAACATTACTAGTGTATTGTCAGCTGGTTCTATTGCCCAACTATAAGAGTTGAATGGATTATATTTTTCTATCCGTGTTTGATCAATATAGTGTTGCATAGTTGTAATAGGATTTACAAAAACTAAATCTCCACTATCCTTTGGTGCCTTTACGTAAAACACACCTGCTAGCAGACTCCTCGGATGCTCATGGATCATATTGTAGTGATACTTCTCGTTAATGTTAATCCAAATTGGATCAATTTTAAAAGTTCTAGGTAAGTCGTATTCTAAGATTAGGCTTTCGGCTCTTTCTAAAACACAGGTAATTAGAGGTCTAAGTTCTGGTATTGTGACGTCTAAATTACTACTTTGCCACCCTCCAACATTGCTCAACACTTTGCCGCCATCATTATTTTTAACAAAATAGCAATAGTC